TTCCTAATATTTCAATCGCCATTTTTTGTTCATCTGGAGATAAATCTTTAAAAGATGTTTGAGATTTTGGATCTATAATATCAGACAATTTTCTTTGAAATGGATCTGCGTTGTTGGGGTCTACTATATCCGCAACAGTTTCTAAAGTATCTTTAACACTTGTTGGAGTAGATTTCATATCTTTTCTTGCGGTTGATATTATACTCGGCGTTAAAGATGCGTTTTGTGATACAAATTCGTTTATTATTGCGTCAAATTTTTTCATATTAATATTACCAGTCTTTACAGGCTTGATATTTTGGTGTACCAGGTTTTGCGGAAGAACATTTATGTCTTGCTCTAAAAGATTTTTTGCGTTTTGTATTTCCGGATTTTCCAGTTACACGAACACCTTTTTGTCCCCAGTGAATTCTTTTGTATCCTTTTCCTTTTGGATTTTTTACACATTTCATCCACTTTTTGCCCTTAGAGGTCGATGATGCTTTTTTGGTTGGACCTGTGCATTTGGTAGCTTCGGTTAACATAGAAGATACTATCAAATCAAAATTATTCATAAATCTACTTACACTGCCATTATACTAAAACAAATATTATCAAATGGTAAAAATATAGAATAAGTAATATTATATATGTCAGCAAGAACAATAACATCACCAGGCGTACAAATTAACGAAGTCGATCTTAGCATTATTGCTAGACCTACTGGAGCAACCAATGTATTTATTACTGGGTTCGCATCACAAGGTCCAACAGATGAAGTAATCAATATCACGAGTATTAGTGAATTTGAAAATGTTTTTGGCATTCCAACAAATGCTGCTGAAAGATATCTCTATCATTCAGCAAAACAGATTTTAAATACATCTCCTGCGAATTTGTTAGTAACACGTTTACCATACGGTGAAGATATGGGTGATGGATTTTCCAATTCATATAGTGCATTAGTTTATCCAATTAAACATAATGGTTCATCATACGAAAGCGCAACAGAATATACTGTGATGGAACCAACTTCCATATTGTTGGACGATGAAGAATATGAAAGATTAATAACTAACGATGTAGCATGGACAAGTGCTTATCAAAATGTAAATTTTGATGATTTCAGTAAAATTGGATATGGTGGATTAGTAGTTATTAACTCTGCTAAAACCACAATAAACAATTTATTCGATGGTTATTATATTGGATTTGCTGATAATTCTGACTCAAATCCTGCAACAGATTTTCAATCTATTACCGGAGTAAAAGCCATTTCGACTATCGTTGGTGATAAACAAAACTTTTTATCAATTCCATCATCTAGACTTGGATTTACATTAACACAAACATATTCTAGTTTTACCAATAATAGTATATCACAAACTATTGAAATGTTTCCAACCGGATATGATTTTTCATCATCTTCATTCAATGATTACTTGTCGATGATGGTTTTCAAAATTAGACCATCAATTTATAGTCAAGATACAATTACTTTAGATTATGTTGTTAGTGAAGGTTATACTGGTTCTTTATATTCACTCAGAACATTAAACAATCCAAACGGTGGAGTTCCCGCAACAGCGTTTGTTGATAATTTGGTCAATAATAGATCAAACAATATAACGGTATTAACTAATCCACATATTTCAAATTTAGGTGATTGGGTAAATTCTGATGGTTCTCCTAAGAAAAAAGTAAGAATGGATAACACTGCAAAAAATCTTTATCCGATTGGTGTTTATGTTTCTGATACAAACAAATCGGCAAAAGTTGTCGGAAATGTTCCACTTAAGCTCGAAAGAACATTAAGATGTTTGGAGAACGATGATACAATCGATTTAGATGTTGTTGCAGAAGCTGGACTTGGAACTATTTGGACAGGTGCAAAAGCACGTTCTTTAGACACCGCTTTTACTGGCGAACCTATGGTTTTTGATGACTTATATCATCTTGATATTACTTCATTAAAAAATACCAGTGGAACTTTGACATCAGGAGTGCGCGAATACTATGCTTCTATATCAACACAATTCACCACATTTGCTGACAAAACCAGAAAAGATCATATTTATATCGCAGATCCATTAAGAAATATTTTCGTTCAAGGTTCGAATACTAAACTTTCGAAAAATAAAAATTTCATATTTTCTACTGATATTTATTGGCCATTAAGAAACTTATATGCTGGTACAGAATCAAGTTATGTTGCCACATATGGTAACTGGATTAGAGTTAATGATCCTGCATCTGACAACTTCTGTTGGATGCCACCATCTGGATTTGTAGCTGCTGTATATGCAACATCTGCACAAACATCTTATCCATGGTCTGCTCCTGCTGGATTCAATAGAGGAACATTAACCAATGTTATCGATTTGGCTATAACTCCAACACAAAAACAAAGAGATTTATTGTACAAAATAAATGTTAATCCAATTGCATTCTTCCCAAATGATGGAAATGTAATATATGGACAAAAAACATTGTACAAGAAACCATCAGCATTCGATAGAATCAATGTTAGACGTTTATTCTTAACTCTCGAAAAAACCGCTGAAAATGTTTTAAAATATTTTGTGTTTGAACCAAATACATTCACAACAAGATCAAGAGTAATCGGTGCTTTAACACCATTATTTGACGAAGCAAGATTGAATGACGGTTTATATGATTATACAATTGTGTGTGACGAAAGAAATAATACACCAGCATCAATTGATAACAATGAACTTAGAGTTTCAATTTACATTCAACCAGTAAGAACTGCTGAGTTTATTTTAGCAGACTTTATTGCAACAAGAACTGGTGTAAATTTTGAAGAATTGATATCGTAAGGATAAATATTTAAAACTATGGCAATACCCGAATACACTAAAGTTGATAGAGGAATCCTCAATACACATGGAATTGAAAATTTTTATGATGCTGCTGCTGGTAATGATTTCGCCAGAACAAATTTATTTAGAATATTAAATTTGGGCGGAACTCGTTTTACAGATCAAGAGTTGCTTTATGTTACAACAACTACATTACCAGCCAGATCAATTACCAACATATCGGTTCCATTTATGGGATTAACATTCAACGTACCAGGAACGGCAAATTACCCCAACAGTGGTGCTTTTAATGTAACATTTAGAGTTCCACAAAACCTATCCATTCGTAGAAAATTTGAACAATGGACTAGAGAAGTTTTTAACGACATTGATAGTTCTGGTAACTACAGTATTCCAAGTGCCGACTTAGCAAATCAAGTAACGATGGTTTTGTTGGATAAAAGAGGAACACCGCTTAGAACATATACACTTTTTGGTGCATATTGCCAAAGCGTTGGTGAAACCAATTTGGATATCACGAGTACTGGTGAAATCATCACACAACAAGCAACCTTAGCATATCAATATTGGAGACTTGTTCCTAACGCTTAATATAAACCTTAGACATAATTATTAATATACTATGTCTAGTTTAAAAGCCAGTCCTTATAATTATTATTTACATTTATTAGGCAAATGGCCAACCAATATTGCATTAGCAAGCCAATGGTTTATCTATTTTGATTTATCTTCTGTAAATGCTTTGAATTCTGGTATCGAGAATCAAATGAGATACTGGGAATCATCCATGGGAAATAACGGATGGAATTATTCTAATAATGTTACAAAGTATTTATTAGATGGTAATTTGCATTACAGAGACGATACATTAACAGGATGTGTTTTTTCTAATGAGGTGAAACTTCCATCAGAAAGTATTACAGCAGGTAATGATGGACTAGTACAAGGTGGTTTTTTACCACCAGCCGTTGCATCCAATAGAAAACCTTATTCTCCATTGAATGTAAATTTTTTAGAAACAAATGCATCATTTTTAGATTTTATAATTAGACCATGGGTTATATTAGTTGGATATAATGGATTAGTAGCAAGAGCAAACAACTCATCAAAACGTGTAAAATGTAATTATGCTGATGTGGTAATGTTAGCCAAAACAGGCGCAGGAAATAGAATGGGAATTAGAAAAATACATAGATTCCAAAACATAGCACCAATTTCAATTGACGGTGAAACATATTCTTATATGCAAGATGGTTTGAAATACAGCAATGTATCATTTGTATATGATAGCTATTTTGTTTTGGATGCTGACACGCCAAATATGATTAATTTAAGACCGAAAACAAGTTTATCAGATTTAATCTATGGAAACAATCCATTTATTT